TCGATGATATGGGCGGCATACATGGGACTTCCGCTGTCGCTTGCCGGCGCAGGAGCCGTTCTCGGACTGCCGGAACAAAAGCTGAAAGAGGGCAAGGAACTCATTAAATATTTCTGCGTACCGTGCGCTCCTACCAAAGCAAACGGCGGCAGGACGCGTAATCTCCCCGAACACGCGCCGGAAAAGTGGGCGCAGTTCAAGGCTTACAACAAGCGCGATGTCGAGGTCGAGATGTCGATACAGGACAAGCTGCGCAAGTTCCCAGTACCCGATTTTGTGTGGGAAGAATACTGCCTTGACCAGCAGATAAACGACCGTGGAATTGCTCTTGATATGGTGGTTGTGGAGAACGCAATTCTCTTTGATGAACGCTCAAAATCACTGCTCTCGGCGAAAATGCAGGAACTTACCTCACTCGATAACCCGAATTCCGTTCAACAGATGAAACAATGGCTCTCCGAGAACGGACTTGAAACAGACACGCTCGGAAAGAAAGCGGTTTCTGAATTACTGAAAACCGCTCCACCCCAGCTTGCGGATGTTCTTGAACTCCGTCATCAGCTTGCGAAATCCTCCGTCAAGAAATATCAGGCGATGAAAAATGCTGTCTGCACTGACGGTCGGGCGCATGGAATGTTTCAGTTCTACGGCGCAAACCGCTCCGGACGCTGGGCGGGGCGGCTCATACAGCTGCAAAATTTACCGCAGAACCATATCACCGACCTTGAACAGGCTCGGGCGCTTGTGAAAAGCGGAAATTATACTGCCATGGAACTTCTCTATGATGATATTCCCGATACGTTGTCGCAGCTTATCCGAACGGCATTCGTGCCGAAAGCGGGAATGAAATTCGTGGTGTCTGACTTTTCTGCGATAGAAGCGCGGGTGCTTTCATGGCTTGCCGGGGAGAAATGGCGGCTTGAAGTATTCAAGACTGGCGGCGATATTTACTGCGCGTCCGCTTCGCAGATGTTTCGTGTGCCTGTCGAAAAACACGGTGTCAACGGACATCTTCGGCAGAAAGGCAAAATCGCAGAACTTGCTCTTGGTTACGGCGGCTCGGTCGGCGCTCTGAAAGCTATGGGCGCTCTTGAGATGGGCTTATCAGAGGACGAACTTCAGCCGCTCGTGGATATGTGGCGCAGTTCCAACCCGAATATCGTGCGGTTCTGGTGGGAAGTCGACCGCTGCGTGAAGGATACAATACGACAAAGGCTCCCCGCAGACACACATGGAATACGTTTCGAATACCGGAGCGGAATGCTGTTCATCACGCTGCCAAGCGGCAGGCGGCTGTCATACGTCAAGCCCCGTATCGGTGAGAATAAATTCGGCGGTGAATCAGTTACTTACGAGGGTGTTGGGGCAACGAAGAAGTGGGAACGCATTGAAAGTTACGGTCCGAAATTCGTGGAGAATATCGTACAGGCGATAAGCCGCGATATTCTCTGCTACGCTATGCGAACGCTGCGGAATTATCGTATCTGCGGTCATGTTCACGATGAACTTATCATCGAGTGCCCCGAGGACACTAACGTGGCTGAAATCTGCGAGATGATGGGGAGAACTCCACCGTTCGCAAAGGGGCTGCCGCTCCGCGCCGATGGGTATGAGTGTGTTTTTTATAAAAAAGATTGAATGCTGGTTCGGTTTTTGCTTTTGCCTGTCCGTTAGTAGGTGAAGGCAATAAACCTAATCAAATTTTTTTTGGAGGAGAAAAATGATTTACACCAAAAACAACAACAGGGAAAATCCCGTTCTTGAAGGAAACACATTCTCTGTCTGCTGCAAATGCGGAAAGGAAGTCCCCGTTCCCCTGCACGAACTGTTCAGAGCCAAGAAAGACCACCCGTTGTCGGCAAAGGTAATATGCCCCGAATGCACAAGGGAGCAGTTCAGCCGACACCACCCGACGCTTAATGATGTCGTGGCTCTGACCTTATCCTTGTGCAAACTCGGTTTCACAAGACAGGTTCGCTCAACCTACAGCGATTATAACATCAGTGATATACAGGAACTCGGGCGGGAGGATTATGGAAACTTCGTAAACGGACTGCTGACAGCAGTTGCGGGAGGTGTGACTTAATGAGTGATGTAAGCTACTATAACTCCGAACGCTATCCCGACCCTACCGCATACGCAGGGCTTACAGCCGCTATAAAGGCGGAAAAGGCAATGCACTTTAAGCCTGTGGTGTATATCTGTTCGCCTTACTCGGGCAACACCAGGCTGAATACAGCGAATGCCCGACGCTATTGCAGATACGCAGTAGACAAAGGTTGCATACCCCTTGCGCCGCACCTTTTGTTTCCGCAGTTTATGAATGAGGAAAATGAAAGAGAAACGGCAATGTTCATGAATTACGTTCTTCTTACCAAGTGCAGGGAACTGTGGGTATTCGGAAGAACAATAACCACGGGAATGTCTGAAGAAATCGAAAAAGCTAAGCAGCGAAAAATCCGTATCAGATATTTCACGGAAGAAATCAAGGAGGTAAACGATTGATGTTCACGATTTACAGCGCAGACACAGCAGGAATTCCGTCAAATTGCTTATACCCCTACATTCATCATGTCACGGACGACAGCAGTCTGAAAGCCGCTGTCCTGACCGATTATGTTTGCGCCGAGTATAAAAACAGTTATCGCAGCAACAGCAACTTCATCGGCAGCGATTGCCTGCCTGTGGACTGTGATAACGACCATTCAGAAAATCCGGAAGACTGGGTGACTCCCGAAGATGTAGCAAACGCTTTCCCCGGTGTTTCATTCGCCGTTCATTACAGCCGCTCAAATAACAAAGCGAAGAAAGGAAAGGCTGCAAGACCTAAATTCCATGTGCTTTTCCCGATTGATTATGTCAGCGCCCCGGCAATATACAGCGAAATGAAAAAGCAGGTAAATTCGCTGTTTCCGTATTTCGACACTCAGGCGCTTGATGCGGCTAGATTCTTTTTCGGAACAGCGGATACAGATGTTGAAATCTATCCCGGATTTATGAATCTTACTGATTTACTGAAAGTTTATTCATACGATGATGTGTTTGACGAAGATATGCCGCAGGCGCAGTTCGGTGATACCACTATACATGAAGGCAGCCGCAATGCTACTTTATCCCGCTTTGCCGGAAGAGTTCTCAAGAAATATGGTGATACAGATAAAGCGCGCCAGTCTTTTATTGATGAAGCGGCAAAATGCGTACCTCCTCTTGATGACGCTGAACTCTCGACCATCTGGTGCAGTGCAAAGAAATTCTATAGCAAGGTAAAAACACAGCCCGACTATGTTTTGCCTGAACAGTATAACGCAGATTTCGGTCTGTGTCCGGAGGATTTCTCTGATATCGGACAAGCAAAAGTTCTGGCAAAAGAATATAACGGTGAACTCGTATATACGGACTCCACCGACTATATGCGTTTTGTCGGTACGCATTGGGCTGAGTCAAAGCAGCTTGCAGTCGGAGCCTGCGAGGACTTTCTTGACCGCCAGCTTGCTGAATCTGAGGCGGAGTTGATAAAGGCGAAGAAGGCTCTTGAAAAAGCAGGAGTTGACAAAGAAATCATTGCAGAGGGCGGCAAGGCTTTGAAGAAAGCCCTTGACGCAAACAGCATGAACGCATATTTTGAATATTGCAATGCGCTGGCGTATAAGGCTTTCGTTATGAAACGCAGAGATATGAAATACATAGTTTCCGCATTGCAGGCGGTAAAACCTATACTTCTGCGCAATATAAGCGAGTTTGATACGCAGGAATTTCTGCTTAATACCCCCGCCGCAACTTATGACCTTCGTGACGGAATCAACGGCGCAAGAACTCACAGCGCAGACGATTGTATAACAAAGATAACAGCGGTATCTCCGTCTGATGATAACAAGAACCTGTGGCTGTCTGCTCTTGACAACACTTTCTGTGGCGACGACGAACTTATTGAGTATGTTCAGCAGATTGTGGGGCTTGCGGCATTGGGAAAGGTCTATCAGGAAGCGCTTATCATAGCTTATGGTGATGGCAGTAACGGTAAATCCACGTTTTGGAATGTGCTTGCAAGGACTCTGGGCAGTTACAGCGGCAGCATCTCCGCCGATGCGCTGACTGTCGGCTGTAAGCGGAATGTGAAGCCCGAGATGGCTGAACTTAAAGGGAAGCGTCTGGTTATTGCCGCCGAACTTGAAGAGGGTGTACGTCTTAACACATCGATCGTAAAGCAGCTTTGTTCCACTGACGAAATCACTGCGGAGAAAAAATATAAGGATCCGTTCAAATTCACTCCTACGCACACGATTGTTCTGTATACGAATCATCTTCCCCGCGTCGGCGCAAATGATGACGGAACATGGCGCAGGCTTATCGTCATACCGTTTGGCGCTAAAATACATGGCAAGTCGGATATCAAGAACTATGCGGACTATCTGTATGAAAACGCAGGTGGAGCGGTTCTGTCCTGGATTATTGAGGGCGCTCAGAAAGCCATCAATAATAATTTCAAGATACCTGTTCCGGGTGTTGTAAAAGACGCAATAGGCCGCTACCGTGACAGTAATGACTGGTTCTCCATTTTCATTGAGGATTGCTGCGAAGTAGATAAAACCTATATACAGAAATCGGGCGAGTTCTACCAGGAATATCGTGCGTATTGTGCGAGAAACGGTGAGTTTACCAGATGCACGACCGAGTTCTATACGGCTCTTGAAAATGCGGGTTTTCTGCGAAAGAAAACCAAGTCCGGCTATGTAATAATGGGGCTTCAGCTTAAATCTGATTTCATAGAATAAACCTCAAGGGTGCAGGTCTTTGTAGATCTTGGTATAAAACCCCCTTTAGGGCTGTTTTTATAGAAAAAATAGCCCTATATAAAAGTTTATGAATAGACCTGTTCAGACCTGCACCATTGCAAAAAGGAGCAGCTTATGAGAGAAAAAATAATCGAACATAAATTACTGATGGAAGTAAAGAAAATCGGTGGTCTGGCATTAAAGTTCGTATCGCCGGGATTTGATGGGGTGCCTGACAGGATCGTACTTCTGCATGGTGGTAAAATCGGCTTTGTGGAAGTTAAGGCACCCGGAGAAAAGCCAAGACAGCTTCAGCTGGCACGACACAGGCTTCTGAATCAGCTGGGTTTTAAGGTGTATGTTCTTGACAGCGCAGAACAGATAGGAGAAATTCTTGATGAAATACAGTCCACATGATTATCAGCGGTATGCGGCAGAGTTCATAACCACCCACCCGATTGCGGCGCTTCTGCTTGATATGGGTCTTGGCAAGACAAGCATTACGCTGACGGCAATAAACGACTTGCTTTTCGACAGTTTCGAGGTTCACAAGGTACTTGTGGTTGCTCCGCTGCGAGTGGCTCGAGATACTTGGAGCGCTGAAATCGAAAAGTGGGAGCATTTGAAAAATCTGCGTTACAGCGTAGTGGTTGGTACGGAGCAGGAGCGTCTGAAAGCCCTACGCACTCCCGCAGATATCTACATCATCAACCGCGAAAATATACAGTGGCTTGTAGAGGAAAGTGGGTTTCCATTTGATTTCGATATGGCGGTAATTGACGAACTAAGTTCATTCAAGAACCACCAATCGAAGCGGTTTAAAGCGTTCATGCAAATCCGACCGAAGCTGAAACGTATAATCGGGCTGACAGGTACGCCCGAAAGCAACGGTCTGATGGATTTATTTGCAGAGTTCAAACTACTGGATATGGGCGAGCGGCTCGGGCGGTTCATCGGACAGTACCGAAACGCCTATTTTCAGCCGGACAAGCGTAACGGAATGGTGATTTACAGCTATAAGCCTCTGCCCAACGCCGAGCGGCAGATATATGACAAAATCTCGGATATCACCATTTCCATGAAAGCTGCTGACCACCTTAAAATGCCCGAACTTGTGAGTACGGAATATGTGGTTCAGCTTTCCGACAAGGAACGGGAGAAATACGAACGGCTGAAAAAAGACCTTGTTTTGTCCGAGGACAACGAAGAAGTAACTGCGGCAAATGCGGCATCGCTTTCAAACAAACTCTCGCAGATGGCGAACGGCGCAGTTTACTCAGATGACGAGAGTGTAATCGAGATACACGACCGAAAGCTTGACGCTTTGGAAGATATAATCGAGAGTATGAACGGCAGACCGCTGCTTGTGGCATACTGGTTCAAGCACGATTTGGAGCGTATCCGAAAACGCTTTGAAATCCGTGAAATCAAGTCTAGCCGAGATATTTCCGAATGGAACAGCGGCAAAATTCCCGTTGCGCTTATCCACCCCGCTTCTGCGGGACACGGTCTGAACTTGCAGAGCGGCGGTTCGACCTTGGTGTGGTTCGGGCTTACATGGTCGCTTGAACTCTACCAGCAGACAAACGCAAGACTATGGCGTCAGGGTCAGACCGCAGACACGGTGGTAATTCAACACATAATTGCCAAAGGCACTATCGACGAGCAGATTATGAAGGCTCTGAAAACAAAGGACACAACGCAGGCGGCTTTGATTGCCGCTGTTAAGGCAGATTTGGAGGTACATAAATGAACCCATACAAAGAACTGGCAAATGCCATAATTATTCAGGCAGTCAAGGATTATAGAGATGCTGTGGAACGTCTGAGATATACACCGGACGACAAATCGGCGCAGCACGATAAGCGGAGTATTGAGAAATTCTTCCGTTCAAACTGGTTTTCAATTCTCTCGGACTTGAACGGTGAACTGCTTCTGAAAAAGCTCAAAGAGGAGGTCGCGGCATGACTGCAAAGGAATATCTCGGACAGGCGTACAGAATAGATCAGCGTATCAACAGCAAGATGGAACAGATAGCTTCGCTGAACCTGCTTGCACAGAAAGCAACGACGGTTTTCAACGATATGCCTGGCAACTCCACCCGCAATATCCACCGCATGGAGGACGTCATAATCAAAATCGTGGATATGGAAAGCGAGATAAATGCAGACATTGACAGCCTGGTTGACCTCAAAAAGGAGATTGCCGGGGTTATTCACGGCGTTTCAAATCTCGAATATCAGACCTTGCTTGAACTGCGGTACTTATGCTTCAAGACGTGGGAGCAGATTGCTGTTCAGATGGGTTATGGCATTGATAATATCTACAAAATGCACCACAAGGCGCTGCGTGAAGTGACCATTCCTGAAACATTACAGTAAAATCAACTATTTTACAGTAGCCCTTTTGTGGTATGATATAATCAGCAAAAAAGAAAAGAGATGACCCCCATGCCCAGACGACCACAGCGCCCTTGTTCTTACCCCGGCTGTCCCAACCGTTGTGACGGACAGTACTGCGAGGAACACGCAAAGCAGATGAATCACCGCTATAACAAGTTCGTCCGTCCTGCCGACAGCAACAAGAAATACGGCAGAGCGTGGCGAGAGATACGAAAGCGTTATGCAACGGCTCACCCGCTGTGCGAGATGTGTCTGAAAGAGGGTCGGCTCACTCCGGTTGAGGAGGTACATCATATCGTTCCTGTGTCGCACGGCGGCAGTAATGATTTCAGCAACCTGATGTCGCTGTGCCAGTCATGCCACACGAAAATACACCACGATCTCGGTGACCGGTAGGGGCGGTCGAAATCTCTGTGACCTTTATCGCGGACAGCGGCCCGGGGCTTCGTGCGCAAAAATCGGGGTTCAAACGGGGTATTAAACCTTGAAATATTTTCGGACGGTGCGAGCCGTCCTTTTTTCCTTGTCCTGCGGAGGTGAAAAACATGGCTAAGGACGGCACAAACAGAGGCGGCAGACGGGTACGAGCCGGAGATAAACCAGCTCCTGCCGCAGAGAAAAAGCAGAAAGGACTTCCGGTGAAAATCATAAGCAACGATATACCGACGCTCGACACTGCGGAACTTGAAGCGGTCGACCTGCCGGAGGGCGCTGTGCTTAACGGTTCGGATATGCCGAAGCCCAGCGACTATCTGTCGGCTCGGCAGAAGAACGGAGTTCCGCTTGGCGCTGACGATATTTACAGAGAAACCTGGTTGTGGCTTAAGCAAAGGAACTGTGAGAACCTCGTAAACAAGCGACTCATCGAAGCCTATGCGCAGGCATACGCAAGATACATTCAGTGCGAGGAAGCAATCAGTACTTACGGCTTGCTCGGCAAGCACCCGACCACGGGCGGCGTCATTGCTTCGCCGTTCGTGCAGATGTCGCAGCAGTTTCAGAAGAACGCAAATCTCATCTGGTACGAGATTTACGGAATTGTCAAGGAGAACTGCGCCGAGCCTGTCGGTGATGATTTGAACGACACCATGGAGCGACTTCTTCGCTCAAGGAAAGGATAATTATTATGCCTAAAGAAACAATCGAATTTTTCAAGGAACTGAAAAATAACCGTCCTAATCTTACGGTTCAGCAGTACAAAACCATCAAAGGACAGGCGGTCAAGGGCAATGTCATGGACGCTAGAAAAGGCTTGCACAAGGTTCTGAAAAGGAGGAACGTCAGATGAATACGACCAGTGAAATGCAGCTTGTTCAGATAGATAAGCTGATACCATACGTCAACAACGCCCGAACCCACTCGCCGGAACAGCTGAACAAGCTGCGTTCCTCGCTGCGTGAGTTCGGGTTTATAAATCCCGTTATAATCGACAGGGATTTCAATGTTATTGCAGGTCACGGAAGAATTCTTGCGGCAAAGGCGGAGAATATCTCCGAAGTGCCTTGTGTGTTTGTAGATTATCTTACTCCTGCGCAGAAGAAAGCGTACATAATCGCGGATAACCGAATGGCTCTTGACGCTGGCTGGGACGAGGAAATGCTGAAAGTTGAAATCGAAGCCTTGCAGGCAGATGATTTTGACCTCATGCTGACAGGCTTTGATGAAAAGGAACTCGCTTCGTTCTTCGGTGATGAAACGGAAACCAAAGACGATGATTTCGATGTTGACAGAGAATTGGAAAAACCTTGCATTGCAAAAGCGGGTGACCTCTGGCTGCTCGGAAATCACAGACTTGTCTGCGGTGACAGCACCAAGCCGGAAACCTACGAAGTTCTCATGAATGGTAAACAGGCTAATCTTGTGGTTACCGACCCGCCGTACAATGTCAACTATGAGAGTTCGGCGGGTAAAATCAAGAACGATAATCTCGAGAACGAAAAGTTCTACCAGTTCTTGCTGGACGCTTTCACCTGTATGGAGAAATCAATGGCGAACGATGCGA